ATCATTGTTTTTGATTATTTAATTACTTTATGGTTCCTCCTCTTTGGAGTGATGCCAAGCTATGAAGATATAATGAAAAATACTGTTTGTGCTCTCTACTCTGATGACAAAGCATTAGGCCTTAAAAATCACTTTCAACCTACTAAGGAATTAGCAGAGAAAACTGAAGTTGAAGTTTATGCCAAATACGGAATGACCATTAAGAAATCTGCCTCAAAAATTATAACCCATATTCCTGGTAATTTAATTGAAAATGGGGAATTTGAATTTCTTGGAAGTACCAATCTTTGGTCTGAAGAAGACTCATTCTATTATCCAATCCCTCGTGAGAGAAAACTCTGTACTTCCTTAGTCAAATATTTAACATGTACTAGAGATGTTCTTGATACCACGAACCAATTCCAAAAAATAGTTCAAATTGAACAATTATTACACAAAACCCACCTTTACGAAGCTGTTGTTGCTTATAGAAAACATTTTATGAAAAAACATCCTGAAATAGACATCGACAGCGCTATTGAACAAATGGATGGTTTAGTTGATCTTAGTTCTTTGGACCTTAAAAACACCCGTGCACTTTTTACGGGCCGTGAAAATAATATTTTAAATGCTATGCAATAACTTTTTATTTTTTTGTTATTGTGTTAGCGGTCGGTCGGTGGGATTTAAAATATTTTTATGGCTCAAAAAGCCGCTCAAGCTGAAGCTAAAATTGCAAACATTTGTCATAAATTGGGAATTTCCCCTGAAGGACATTTCTGGATGGACCATGCACTCGATCCTTTTAAGGATCTAGTTAAACCCCACTCCGGATATCCTGATCGCATCATGGACCCTTCTATAGTTGAAGTTGTAAAACAGACTGCTATAGTAACTGCTCCTGGTGTTGCAAACTGGAATGCCTCCATTTTTCTTGACCAATTGTTGACTTCTCAACCTCAAGTTTCAACAATCCTCAATTCCAACTACGCTCAGGCAGTAGGACAAGGAGTTACCCCACTTAGTCGTGGTGGTCTCGTTGTTCGAACTGCTGATGTTGGTGTTTCTCTAGATCATGCTACTTTCAAAAGTAACTTATCTGTTGATGGAACACTATATCAAAATGAAAACTGTAGAATAGTTGCAATTGGTATGGAAGTTCATGATACTACTGCTGAATTAGATAAGCAAGGAAGTGTTGTGGTCTGGCGTTTAGACAAACAAATTAATACTACTAGAGATTTAACTTTTGTTCAAGACGCTGGTATTACAGCATGTATACCTACTACTAATAATTCAGTGAGGCTTGATAATCCTCCATTTAACGCTTCCGAAGCATTAGATATCTTAGGCTCTCAACAATGGGAAGCAAAAGAAGGTTGTTACATAGTTCCCGTTATGTGTGATGATATTAACCCTCCTATAAATGGAGGTCAATTAACATCTATCACAATGGAAACTGCTGCAACATATTTACCTACTATTGTTACCACTGGTGCTGCTAAATTAACTACTTGCCCTACATCCACTGTCACAAGCCCATATTCTATGTGTGGTGCTTTGTTCACTGGACTAAAACCTAATGCTTCCCTCACTATTAATTTTAATTATTTAATTGAAAGATTCCCTAATAAGGCCTCCAACATTAAACGATTATGTTATCCTTCCCCCCCTTACGATGTTCGTGCTTTAGAACTCTATTCTGATATTGCTCGTTCTTTACCAATCGGTGTACCAGTCCATGAAAATGGTGCTGGTGATTGGATTAAAGCTGTTGCTAATATTGCTGGTTCAATCTGCTCTCTTATCCCTCATCCTGCCGCTCAAACGATAGGTGCTGGTTTAAAAGTGGTTGAACGCGCAGTTCCTATGGTAATGGAAATTATACCAAAGAAACAATTACAACTCACTAATTCTAGTAATAGAGTTACTGAAGTTTCTTCTGTTACCAAACACACGTCTCCTAATGGAGGAACCACAACTACTACTACAACTCGAAAACCTATGCATTCTACAGTTCTTGTCGCCAATGGCACATTCAAATCTAATAATACTCGTGCAAAAAGACCAAATAGAATGAAGAATGCTGTTAAGAAATCTGGTGTTATAGTTGCTGATAATCCTTGGAAGAATAAAAAGCATTAATTCTATCCTCAGGTAGTTTAAGGAAAACCTATTATGAAAATAATAGATGTTGGCTCCATACCAACCCAGGGGATTAAATTTTGCCTATAGTCTAATTAATTTTAATAATATAAATAGTATAATATAACATATGTTCTTTTCATCTTCCGAAAAGTGTTTAATTTAATAATTGCTAAATTTTCACCCATAATGTAAATGGGAATTAAACATAATAAGACAAATCGAAGTGCTTTAAAAAGCTAAGTGTGGAAAATGATGAATCCATATACAGAAATTGTTTACCTATATAATTGGAAATATAATCGTCCAAGATGTTCTCATCTTGTGATCCGATCCGTTAATCTAAAGCGGAAGTAAACTGAAAAATTTTGAATATACAATAAATGGTAAATTGTAAACTTTAACTTATACTCCTATATAAGATGTTGATCTATAATCTAAATAGATA